CCGGTGCCGTGGTGAGTGAATCGAGCGCCGATGCACTCCCCACGACTGCTAGCGTTGTTATCCCCAGGGTAAGTAATGTTATTTCACTTTAGTTCAGGCTGGGATAAGTTTTGCCTGTGAGCATTTTACCGTCGTCCAGTAGGGATCTGCGCGGCGGGCAACCGAGAGATAGCACCAGGCTAGGGAACATCAGGGCTGCCCCAAGTTCTCTCGGTGAGCATGATGTGCTAGGTGCCACATCATGTCTTCCTGCACCGCGCGGTGGGTAAATGCGCCAACTAAACCGACTTTCTCTCACCATGGCCACAACTATAAGAAGTTTGCGTTCATCTGCTTTCACCGACCACGGTGACCTTCAAGTGAACTTTGATCTTCGGAAAGCTGTCCTCACGCTCACTTCCCCAGTATGGGCAGTCCCTTATGGACTGTTCTACTGTGCGCGTAGGACGGCTATGTGCTGTTTTGGGTCGGTTATCGACAAGGAATCTGACGACATTATTTCGGATCTGCTCGAGGGCTACGAAGAGTTCATCAACAGAGATGAGCACGCTGACGCCATGCAGGCTGATCTCGAGCGAATCAACAAAGTAAATGAGGACTTCCGGAAGGAAAAAGAAGCTCATGACAAAGCGGTCGCGAGCCAGGACGCCACGGATGAGTTAACGCGAAATATACTCGCCCTTGGTTCCAGGCCCGTGATGCCACCTCTCCCTGTCGGTGCTACTGACAAAGACGTCAGGAAGCTCACCACCCTCTACAATTATAGGCGTGACCGGTATGACTCACAGGTCACGGCGTTGAAAGAGTTGTCGGCCAACACGTTGGCCCTCAACCATAACAATGCCGTGGACTTGGTCGCGCCGCGTCCCCCTGAAATTAGAGAGGGTGCGATCCAGCGAGAGAAGCGTTTGGCTATGGAGGAAGAAACCAGACCAAACCGTACAAGGAATAAGAAGAGAAAATTCCGTCGCACCCACGAAGGACTATTCCTGATAGTGTCCTACGTGAAGGCCATCGTTCCCGTGGAGAGCGATCGCAAAAGCCAAGCCATTACCGAAAGTGTGAGAGAACTGTGCCGCAAAGCCATGCAAGAGAGAAACTGGCGGCTCACGGACATCGCAAAATGGCTTCCCATCGCTACTGAGATGGTCAGGACCCCCACCGAAGCGGACATTATGGCGAAGAAATTCGCACAGTCCAGCCAAGGGGCGCAGCAGCACGCGCGTCTCAAGGCCTTCGGTGGGGTGCCACGTTGTTAGGGATGCGCGTGCAAGGCACTTAGTGAGGAGTACCATGGAAAAGAATTGGAGTATGTAGGCTCCGATTTCATGATGAAAGACCCGAAGCTTTTGGGCAAACACTCGCTTAAGGTGGTGCCATGCATGCGCGTCCCTAAACCCCGGCTGCTTACCCGCTTTACGGAGGCAGGATCGGGGGCGAGGAAGGTTGTATACCATAATAGTGTTAGGAATTTAGTGGCTTCTCTCGTGGGGCGCGTGTTCTTGGTGAAAGACGGCAAGGGCGGGTTTATGCCGCCGCCGGGACCCAGGAACTTAAACTCACTAGACAAGACACTCAACAAGTTGTGGAGATATGTCCATGTTGGGCCTCCGCTGTCGACTTCCGGTTTCATAGGTAAATATACTGGCCCGAAGAAAGCAGCGTATGAACAACAGGGGGACATCTTCCACGTCGTTGAGACCACTAGACGAGACAGAAGAACTGAATCGTTCATAAAAGCTGAACTGATGGACAGCAATTACGACCGTTCGTCAGGTCAGTGGGAAGGAAAATGTCCGAGAAACATCCGGCCCATGAGCATAAGAGTTAACCTAGAGCTGGGACTACTAATTCAGCCGCTAGAGCACGCGGTTTACAGGGGGATTGACAAGATGATGAGGGACTTGGGTTGTGTGCGGCGCACTGTCACCAAAGGCCTAAATAGTTTCGAGATGGGTGAGCTGATCCACCAGAAATGGGAGAGGTTTGTAGACCCAGTTTGCGTCCAGCTCGATTGTGAGAGGTTTTCCCAACACGTGTCATATGATGCGCACAAGAAATTGACTCGTTTCTTGAGCTCGTGTTATGGCGGGAAAAAGACGCATAACGGCCGGAAACTTTACACGCTGCTGAAGTACCAATGGGAGACAGAGCTGAAAACAGTCCTACCCGACGGGATTGTTACTGCTCTGATCCATGGAACGCTTTCTGATGGCGTGATGAACACAAGCCTTTATGGCATTCTCATGATGTTTTTGATGGTGTATGAAGCCGTCAGGACCATCAGGCTGACCAATTTCGAGATTTTCGACGGGGGTGACGATACCAACATCATAATGGAACGGAAGGACAAGGACGCATTCGTGAAGACCATCCAGGAGGTCGGAGTGGACGCAGGGTTCAAGATCAAGTTCGAGGGCTTGTCTGAATCTATGGAGGACATTGTCTTCTGTAGGATGAACCCGGTCTTCGACGGCGCCAGGTGGCGTATGGTGCGTAACGTTGAGGGAGCTCTCACACGCGACGTACTCACCACGAAAGCCGTGCCGAACGAGGAGATGTTTGACGCGTTGAGGCGCGCCAAGGCACAAAGCGGGCTGTCGCTTTGCTTTGGCATGCCCGTCATGCAGAACTTCTACGAGATGCTCCAGCGCGGCACTCATCCGGGAAAATACCGGATCGTCGAGGAGCGGAGCGGCATGGCGTTCTTGGCTGCTCGACTGAAGCCCAAGACTGCGCCTATCACGGAAGCAGCTAGAATGAGTTTCTGGAAAGCTTCCGGGATCCTTCCACACAAACAGATTTTGATGGAGCGTGAGTACGACATGATGCAACCGTCTTACGCGCGCCGCTGCGAAGCTAGCTTCTATCACACATTTCCCGAAACAACTACAGTCCACCATGACTACTGCTAAAAATCATAAAACTAAAACCAAAAATAAACGTATGAATAAAACATCTAAACCTGCGCGGCGGCCTAGAGTCGCCAAACGCAATGCTCTCACACCAGTGGAAAGGATGATCGCAGACCCGTGCCATGGGCCTATCGAGCCGATTTACACCTCTGAGTTTGGGGGAGGCACTGTCCTCAAGGTTCGACGACGTGTCCCGATCCACGACCTCTCTTCCGCGCGGAATGGGTTCCTCCTTTGGTACCCAGACTACGCTAACGGGGGACAAGACGGTCTGGGCACTACGCAAGGCAAGAGCCAGCCGGTCAGGGCCGGAGGTGCAAATCTTTTCTTGTACGAAGCTGAAGACCCCTCAATTCCGCCCACCAACTCCTCGGCAGCCGGGGGCTATTTCGGGACCGGGGTGAATGCCCAGTCACCTGAGGGAGTTTCACTACCCGACCCTGGGTTTGACATTGGCATTAACAATAACGTGTCTGGCATGCGCACCCTCGGCGCTTGCATGCGCATTATTTACACCGGCAGAGCCGACTTCCGGTCGGGAGAGTTCGTCGCAGTCCACCGTCTCCCGAGCAGTGGGCTGGTCAACACCGAGGGAGCTGTCACGTCGCCCGCCGATTTACTCACCTACGGTTACGACACCTTTCGTACCAAGGACAAAGAGTTGATCTGGCGGCCCGGAAGCAACTCCGAGCATCCCAGGAAACCGGGTACTTTGGCTTTTGGCAGTGTTTCTCAGGAGGGGGTGGAGGATTCCTTCTCCGACTCGGCCTTCAGGGTCGGTTACAACACTCAGCCCACCAAGGTCAGCAACGACTCCCAGCCAGGAGAGTCTTCTGGCTTTGGATTTGCCTGGTTTAACCTACCTGCCAACGCCTCTTCAGACGTGTATATCGAGATCACCAAGATCGTCCAGTTCCAGTTCTCCCCAATCAACCGCACCATGGAGCCGGTGCCTTACCAGATCAGAGACAAGGCTGCGCAGCAGACCCCCGACGAAGCCGTGGCTGGTGTGGACCGCAAATGTGGTCCTGGCTGGTCGCTCCGCGACATCGGCTCTTACGCGCAGCAGGCGTCCGACATGATCCAAGACGTGGCACTTGGTGGACTTCAGCTCGCCAACACTTACCACATGGTGAGGAACCGCAGCCTCCGGGGGGCGGGCCAACAGGATTACCTGATGGTGTAGACGTTGCGGCACAGCACACCACGGCCTTCACACTGTGGTGGGCTGTGTGACCGATACAGTGAAGTCGTTAAACTAGACTGTAGCACGCGATGCGCACGGCACACCATGGTGAATCAACCATCGGACTAGTGGATTCAAAGGCGCTCATGCGCCATAAACTAGTCAGGTGTTCGCCACGGTTGAGCCGTGTGACCGAGGCAGTGAAGTCGCTAAACTAGACTGCAGCAGGGAAAAATATTTCAAAAACAAAACAGTAGAAAAGTCCATTACGACGGGTCCCTAGGACCTCGAGCAAAAACAGTAGAAAACACTATTGGCCTTTGGCCGGTATCGTAAAACGAATAAAAATTGCATGTACACTACATCCTCAGTGGGTGAATTGGTTAATTTTTGGGACAAGCCACGGAGTTGGGAAGCTCACGTGGCCTCTGTTGGGCCTGGAAAGCTGCACCCCGTTAAAGCCGACTCCACTGGGTGAGAAAACACCTGTCCAGGGGTGTTCCTCCACCTACATATCTGCATATTTATCACAATAGAATTCACATCACTCGTACAACCAACCAACCAAACGACTAGTGGGTG